CACATTAGCTGAGTATGGCTTATCTGCGTTTTTGTACGCCGTTTTGATAGCCTCTGTGATAACTCCGCACAAGACTGATCCGAATGTAAATAGTGAGATAAAAAGTGTAACCGTCATTTCTTCTGCCCTCTTTTCTTTAGCCACCATATTAAAAAGGTAATGAATGTTTCGCCGGTGAATATTGCGAACACACAACTAATCAAGGTGTCAGGCACCGATTGATAGACACAAAAAATCACGGTCATTGTAACCGTGAATATCAGGATAAATATTGCACATCCTAAAAGGATTTTATCAATGGTGTTCATTCTTCCTCATTTTCCGGTACGGGATACGCCGTACCATCTTCATCAAAGTAGAAACCATCAGCGATTACCTTGGCTTCTGTTTTTGATCTCCAAGTGTTCGGAACGTCCTGCAACGCCCACACTTCATCCGTTGCACTATTGATCTGTCTTTCTTCCAAAATTCTACTATATTTGCGAATCATACTAAATTACCTCCTTATTTTGGTTTATATATCCGCCAACATATTTGAGTTTGTACCCGAATATAGAATTGCGTCTACCGCTAACAACATTAACCGCCGAACCATAGTTTAGCCCTAAATCCTTACACGCTTCTATTAACGAATCATACTGACGATTTATAGGCATCACAATAACAGGTTTTTTGGTTCCTAAATCTCCACCACGCTTTTTCCTGTTTATCCATGCTATGTGTTGTTTTTCTTTCGTTTCTTCACTTGCCTTTTTACCTCTGCATGGTGATATTTTGCCTTTTTGCATTTCGCTTAATCTTTTTTAGTCTCTTCTCGATGATGATACCCTGTGATTCCCTCACCACCCATTGTTAGATTGTAACCATATTCTGGATCAATAGAATGGAAATGAGCAATCATTATTTGCTCCATTTGTTTTGCTTCTTTTTCGGATAATCCCTCCATCAAAACTAAATGAACTATGTTATTCCATCCATACTTTTGTATTGCTCTCCAAAATAACTTACATCCGTCATAGCCATATCCGCATTTAAACCGATTCTCTAACTTCTGACAGGTAATGCCAATATAGTATTTATCATGGGGATAATTGGAAATCTCTTTCGGTACAACATGGGCATATACTGTCCAATGCCTTACCATCTTCTTAGCCCTCCAATGCTTCAACTCGTGACTCTATTTCTGCGATATAATCCGCAAGGTCTGTGATTGCTTCGTTGTTTTCATCTGCAAGGGATGCCACATCAAGCACACCATCACTATTTTCTGTGGTCATTTCCTCAATGTGATCCTTGTCCGGTGAATACTTGTCCATGTACCGATAGTGGTTGTCTATGATGTACCAATCATAGCAATTACCCTCGGAGTCCTCTTTTGAGAGGTATTTTGACCGCACATCAAACACGTCTGTGATGATGTTATCGGGGTATCTCCTCTCTATGGTGATTGACCCTTTTAAGTCACTATGCTTAGTGTCTTTGGTCTTAACCATTTCGGTTGTGATATTGCCTTGTATGCGTTTTCCAAATGTGTATTCCATATAAACCTCCTTTTATGTGTTGTCGGGTAATTCCATGAGGCGTGAGCCCCAATAATCACCGCTACTGGACACTCCGGACGCTCCCATACCTGTTATGCAAAACAATCCTCTATCTCCGGAGTGAGAAGTTTCACCTCCTGCACATATGCATGGTGCTGACTTAAACATAGACCACCCATCACATGAGTATGTTGTATCGCTTCCACCCCCTACTGTAGATACGAACATAGGGAATGATCCATCTACACTTTTAATGCTAAATGCACTCGGATATCCGCTTCTTTGAGTTGCTATCATTGTGCCATTAGTTGAATCACTAAATAATGATGGATCAAGTATGGTATATAGCGTTAAATAACTATTATAATAACATCCATCTAAATAATCATATACATTATCCCATAGCCCTTCTATATATCTGTATTGTGTTCCAAATCCATAAGTTGTACGATTTGCTAATGTGGTTCCTGTGTGGTAAGGCATAGAGTCTGTATAACCCATAGCCTGTGTATTTGTACTATTACCATTGCCACACCCATAGCCAATCTTTTCTTGTGAGTTCCAATCCGCAAATTCTACTAAATACAAAAGCCAAATTGTGAATCTTGTTGCAAAATCCATCTGCCATATATTAGTGCCAAGGTTATGTATAGCACTTCGTGCTTCTGATCTTGTAATATTTGCTTTTGGCAACTGACCGCTTACGCTTTTATATGCTGTTGCCCCACAATGGTATCTTCCTACATAGACATAATCCCTCTCACCTTTTCCATCACCTCTATTCATATGAGCAGGCGAAACGTGAAATCCGTCTTGTTCCTTATCTGATATTTGTATCTTCATTCCGGCACCATTTTGGGTAAGTTTATACCAAAACTTAGGTATCTTAACCATTGTACCGCCTGTGCGCTCTTCTATAACCATCCCAGACCAAGGCATTAAATTATCAAACGGTGATCCATAATTGCTTGCTCCGCTTACATATGGTATGGGATCAGTAAATTCCGCACTTTCGTCTGTCCTACTCCATACTGTGGTAGATGTGCCATCCCACTCAACACCGTAAGTATGTGCAGGAACATATTCTACTACCGCAACATAACTCCCGTAATACTCAATCACAAGTGTGGTTGTTACCCTTGCCGTTGATATCGTTGCTGTGCCTGTCTCTTTTACGCCCTCAAAAGTGCAAATACCCTCGGAACTGAATGTGCCTGTGTAAGTTGCACCACCTATGGACATTGAGACATTCTCGCCCTGCTCTGTGGTGGTGGTCAAGGTAATGTATGACCCACCGCCTGCGATAGTGCCGTTCACCCACTCTGAATTGGTGGCATCCCAAATAAGGGTTTCACCGTCTGCAATATTCGTGATGTTTACATCTGACAACCCCGAAAGAGTTGATACGGAGTCAATCATCTTTTCCCAATAGGTTGTGTCTGTGGGTAAATTCCCTGTGGTGGTCTGCTTTGCCACATAAACACCGCCGTTGTACCGTACCCAATCAAGTATTGAGTATGTTGCGGACGTGCTAAAATCCCCTTTTGGTGTCAATAACACCTTGCCTGCGCTTGCGCTCATGCTACTACCTCCCATTCAAGATTGCCTGTGATCTGATTTATGAAAAATCTGTATGTTGCATTATTAGTGTATATAAGTTCGCCTGTGGTAAAGTCAACGCTAAACTCTACCGCACCAACCATAGTGGATATCTCGGTCTTAATATCTTCTGCATCCTCTGCATAACCCTGTGCGTCCGTTGCGCTATTCGCCGCATTTAAGGCACTCTGATTTGCGCTTTGTGCGCTCTGCTGTGCGCTCTGTGCCCCAAGGCTTGCTGTGTTCGCATACTCCGCAAAATGCCCAAGTTGGTCATTAAACTGTGACTCTGTACCAATAAATCCTGCATCAACCGCTATCTGGTATGCTGATTTAGCCTGCGGAATAAAGAAGTGGAATACCGGGTCTGTGTTAGTGCCTGTGTTGGTCACATAAGGTGTTGATCCATACGGCAACATGGTCACATCTTCCACGGTTACGGTGATTGATGCATCTACACCACTATCAACATATTCCCTTGTGGTGGTATCCCAGATATACCAATTACCATTAGCCCCGATATAAGGCGGATGCATAGACAATTCATTGAGTCTTTCCTCAATCTCCTGCACCTCTGCAATGTCATCTTCCAACTGTGGGATAGTTTCAAGGATAGCACCTGCCAACTCCACAACCCTTGCATCAATGTCTGCTATGCCTTTTGACATTGAGTTTAGATTGCTCTCGTTTAAAGCAGGTGTCGTGTCGTTATGCCAATAAATCCGATCATATAATAGGTTCATATAGTCACCTCAAAAGATATCAAGTGTGCCGTTTATCATTTCATCTTGTAGATTCTGGATTCCTTTTAGAGTCCGTCTAAGGACATATGAGATATAAGCGTGTTCACCCATGTTGATTTCCACC